ACGGCATCACCAGCAATAATTTCAATGCGGTGTTCTGGCTCGATGATGTCGAGATGTCGGCGTTCGACTGTGGCCTGTCGCTGGGCGAAGGCCCGACTGGCATTCAGGACTTTTGCCATATCAACGCCTACCACTTCTGGAACTTTGATTTCGCCGACAGTGATCCGCTGTTCAGTGTTTTCGCTGACGGCAACACCATCGCCATGCGTGTCGGTCGCGTGGATGGCCTGGACATCAAAGGGTTTACGTCATTGATGGGGCGGTTGGTGGTCACACCGGACAGTGCTGGGGCCACCAGCATTCACATCGCGAACTGCATGCTGGATACCGATCAGGCGACCATCGACATCAACGGCGACATGCTACAGTTCCAGATCAGCAATATGTATGGCGTGGCGGGAACCGGGCGGTTGCGTCCTCTGGTTTCGGTGAACGCCGCGTGCAACCTGAACATCACCAACTACTACTCGCATTCCACTTCGAACTTCTCCGAGTTCCTGTTGACCAACGACAATGCCATCGTCGGCATCACCAACTTTCGGGCTATGTTCTATACCACAAATATACCATGGGCCGAGGTAAGACAGGGCTTTCTCAGGATAACGAACGGATACCTGTTCACTCCGGCTCGCACGGTCGCCGCCATCGCGGAGACGGTGAACGGCAGGCTGGTCGTGGATAACATCACGGTAACCGCTTCCGGTGGTGCCACGACCGGGCCGTTGATTTCGATGGTAACCGCCAACGCGCAAAGCAGTATCGGAAGGCTCGCGTTGGACCCCGCCGCCGCGTGGACGTTCACGATACCGGCGGGTGTGACACAGCAGTTTTACAGTCCTCAGACGCAGTTCTTTGGCGCGGTGTTTGGGAAGTCCCTGATCCAGGCCGGTGTGGCTACCGGGGGTAGTCAGGGCACCGTTGCCATCACGGGCGCGGCGGGAGAACAGAAAGCATTGATGTATCAACGCGGGGCCAACCCTGGCTGGGGCATCATGGCGCAGGGCGCGAGCGATGATCTCAACATCGCGCGCTGGGATAACGCGGGAACATTTCTTGGTAACGCGTTATCCATCAACCGGGCTGCGGGCACGACCACGTTCGGCAGTGGGATCAGTTTTGGTTCAACCACCGTGACCGGCGTCGATCTGTCTCGCCATGTTTCGCTGTATGATGGTTACGCCGGGTTCAATGTCACGTCGGGCGCGATGAACTTCGTCATAACCGGAACGGTGCCGCTCTCCGTCATCGGGTCGGCGGCGGGCCTCGCGATGCCATTGCTGCGGACTTCCACCAGTTTCGCCAACGACGCGGCGGCGGCGACCGGTGGCGTGCCGGTTGGCGGTATCTACCGCAATGCCTCACAGGTCATGGTGCGCGTGACATGAACCCCACTGACCGCATACCCGTGATCCTCGACGCGCAAACATGGGAAACCGTGCTGCGTGTGATCGCCCAGGCCCCGGTTCCCTACGCCGTTGTCGCGCCTCTGATCGCGTCGATCCAGCAACAATGCGCCAACCACACCGTGGCGGACGATCCACAACCGATGGTGCCGCGCGTTGTGATGAAGGAGGCATAGCAATGCCGCTAGACTTTCCTAATACGCCTACCGATGGCCAGATATTCAATGCTGCTGGCGTAAGCTGGATGTGGGATGGCACCAAGTGGACATCCGTGTTGAGCGCGGGTGGGCCGTTTTTGCCATTGGCTGGCGGCGACATGACCGGGCCGCTCAACTATGTCGCGACCAGTGGCACGACGAAACGGTCGGCGCAGGATCGTAGTGCTGACGTTGCTAATGCGCTGGACTTCGGTGCCGATCCAACCGGGGTGGCCGACAGTTCAGCGGCGATAAACGCGGCGGCGGCGGTCGTGGGACCGAATGGACGTTACAAGACAGTTTATTTGCCGATAGGCACGTATCGGGTCAATCGTCAGATCACCTTGACGCAATCGCAGGGTTTGGTCGGTGACGCGCGCGGCTCATCAATCCTTTATGTGGATCAGGCGTTTTCACCGACTGATACGTCGGTGATCCTGGTCAGGGCGGCGTTTCGGGACGCGGGACCGGTGTTACGTGATTTTGGCATCACGTTCGCGCAGCCACAGGATCAGACCTCGCGTGCTAACTTCAAAACACTGGCCGCTGGCGGAACATCCGGCCCTGGTGGAACCGGTGTTAAATATCCGTGGGCTATCGCCGCCGGAGACGACAGCTTCCGCACACAGATCATGCGGGTGCGGATCGGTGGTGCGTGGGACGGCATCACCAGCAACGGGCACAACGCGGTGTTCTGGCTCGATGACATCGAGATGGGCGCGCTGGATTGCGGCGTGTCGCTGGGCGAAGGCGCGAGCGGCGGTATCCTCGATTTCTGTCACAGCAGCGGATACCATTTCTGGGCGTTTGATATCAGCGGCGCGCTGCTCAACAATGTATTTTACGATGGGCAGACGACGGCGTTGCGTGTCGGTCGCGTGGATGGTCTCGACATACGGGACTTTTCATCTTTTTGCGGGCGTCTGATCGTCACGGCGGAGAGCGCGGGTAATACGTCCATCCATATCGTCAACTGCATGATGGACACGGATCAGGCCACGATTGAGATAAATGGCGCGATGTCGCACATGCACATCGCTAATATCCTGGGCTCGGCCAACACCAACAGGCCACGCCCGTTCATTTCCGTGAACGCCACTTGCCGCCTGCACATCAACAATTATTACTCACACTCGTCCTCCAACTTTCCTGAGTTTCTGCTGACCGACTACGGCGCTGATGTGACGCTCGATAACTTCAACGCTATCTTTTATCCCAACGATATCCGCTGGGCGGAGGTCCAGCGCGGTGTACTGCGGATCGTGAACGGCGGTTTGTTCCTGCAAGGCCCACGCACGGTCTCCGCTATAGCTGAGACGGTGAACGGTAATCTGATCATCGACAATGTGGCCATCTCGGCGACAACCCAGGCGGGTCCGTTGATTTCAGTCACGTCCGTGGGCGCCTGGACAATGATTGGTTGTCTTCAGTTGCAAGCCGGTCATGCCTGGACGTTCGCGCTACCCGCCGGGCTGACCCAGACATTTTATAGTCCAGCCGTGACGCTCTCTGGCGCGGTTGCCGCTGGCTCGCTGTTTTCCAACAGTGTCGTGCAAAGCGGTAAGCCAGGCAGTCCAGGTACCGTCGCCATTGGTGGCGCGGCGGGCGAACAAAAAGCATTGCACTTCATGCGCGGGGCCAACAATGGATGGAGTTGGATGGCGCAGGGTGCCACTGATGACCTTAACCTCGCGCGGTGGAATGACAGCGGTGTGTTTCAGGGTAACGCGGTCAGCATCGCCCGCTCAACTGGTGTGCTCACGTTCGGTGGCGGGGTGGCATTCACGGGTGCTTTGGGTGCTTCCGTTACTGATCTCAGTAAACACATTCAACTCTACCAAGGTTCGGACGTTGGTTTCAGCGTGACGCCGTCGAGGATCAACTATGTTGTGTCAGTGAACGCGGTACATGCGTTTGTCGTTGGTGGGAACGACCAGTTCAGTGTGTCCAATCTCGCGATCATGATGCAACAGGTGCGAGGCATGGCGAGCTACGCCAACGACGGCGCGGCGGCGACTGGTGGTGTGGCGGTAGGCCAACTCTACCGCAACGGCAGCGCCGTCATGGTGCGTGTCGCATGAGAACCAGAACCCAACACTACTGCCCGGCATGCAAGCGGTTCGTGCTCACGTGTGATCACTGGATCGTGGCGCCAACGCGGTTGGCCCAATGAATGCCCATCTGGCTCAAAGCCCTCGCCACGCTGGCGCCCATCCTTCTCGGCGCGCTGGTCAGCATCGCCTGGAGCAACTCGCATGCCCTGTCCGTGCTGGCGATCAACGTGGAACACCTCCGCGTGGATCTGGAACGCACGCGCGCATCGCTGGAACCGGGGAGGACGATCATGCTGCGGCTTGATACCAACGAGAAACAGTTGGACCACCTCCGCGAACTGGTCGAGGCGCGGCTGGTGTGCCCGCCGTCACCGGTCAGGGAGCGATGAACATGTGTTTCAGCGCCGCGTGGTTCGTTAATCTGCTGATCTGGTTGATCGTGCTCTGTGCCGTCGTGGCGATCTTTCGGCTCGTGTTGCCCACGGTGCTGGGCTGGCTCGGTGTCGCCGGAACCCTGGTGATGCAGGTCCTGAACATCATATTGATTGCCTTCGTGCTGATCGTTCTTGTCTGGTTTTGTTACGATCTGTTGACGTGCGCGGGCGGCACCAGTCTGCGCGTTCGATGAAAGGGAGACCTGAGCCATGTCCGAGACCCCGGTGAACAACCCGGCATATGAAGTTCCTCCAGGGCACGCCGACGCACCGCCGCCGGTCCCCAGGGAAGCCACCCCAGATCCCCAGACCCAGGAGTACCTGGACGGCTTCACCAAAGCCCCCGATCCGCGCGATCCGCCAACCAGCGAACTCACGCCCGGGGAGCTTTTTCCACCCACGACGAACGTGGGTGGCGAGGCCCCCGGCGCCACGGCTCCGCCCGTGAACGTGGACGTGCCGGTCGTGACGCAGGACGGTGCCGTGCTGAACTGCACCATGGGTAACTGGGAGGGCACGCCCGATACCTACGCCTATCAATGGAAAGGCGGCGGCGTTGACGTGGGCGACGGCACGGCGGTCCATGCGTTGACCGGCGCCGACACGGGTGTGGATTTCAACTGCGTGGTGACCGCCACGAACGCCGCCGGGTCCACCGTGGCGCCATCCTCGAACACGGTGACCGTCACCGATCCCGCCGGGGATGCCGTTCGCGAGACCAGTCATCGTCGGGGCCGGGATAACCACCGATGAGCCTTTCCCCGGCGCCGCACCCGCCATCGGTGTTCCGCTACCTGAAGCAGGCATGGCGGGAGTTTCTGCTTACGGGTGGCGGCTACACGCTCACGATCAACGCCCCGGCGGGGCAGGCGGCGGCGAACCCGCTCACCGTATCGGGAACCGTAAGCGCCGATCCGAGCGTGCCGCTCCCCATACCGGTGACCGTGACGCTCACCCAGGCCAGCGTCGTCAAGGCCACCCAGATCGTCGGCGCCAACGTCACCACGGGCGCCTGGAGCGTGACTTTCCCGGGCGCCACGCTGGCGGCGGGATCGGCCACGGCGTCGGCGGATACCGATTATGGCGCGCCCATCAACTCCAGCGCGTTCACGATGACCTGAGCCATGGCAAGCACCGAAAACCAGAACATGCAGGCTTACGTCAGGGGCCAGATGACCGCGCGCAGGAAGGCCGCGATGAAGCGGGCCCTGGCGAAAGACACGGCGATGGAAGCCCAGCCCGGCGCCGCGCCGGAAGGCTCGCCGGGGGATACGGCCCGGGACGCCAAACTCGGTATCAAGGACTGAAACCATGGCCGATCAGCAGGACATGCTGGCCTACGTGAAAGGCCGGATGGCCGGGACCGAGGCACCGCCAGCTCCGGTCGAGGACCCGATGAAATCCTATGTCGTGGCGCAGGGCGCCAGGGGCGCTTTGGTGCCGCCTACCACGATGATGGACAGTCCTCAGTATCTCGTTCTCCCCGACCCGGGAGATGAGCCCGTGGCCCGGGGTGTCGGCCCGAACGCGGTGGAGACCACGAAACTGCCACACCTTCAGCGACAGGCTGACCTGATGCGTCAGATGGAAGAGACGCGGGCCGCGATGAGCAAAGCCGAGGGGACGCCCGCTTTCCAGCCGTTATACGACAAGTTCATGGCGCTCTACGATGCGCACCGGCAGGCATACAAAGCAGGCCCGGTGGGGAACCTCATCAGGAAAGAAGACCAGATCGAGGCCGGCGCGAAAGCTAACGCGGCTGACATCCAGGAGGGCGCCGATGCTCGCCGGGCGGCGCCGCGTCAGTCTTTGCCGCCGCCCGCTCCCGGCGGGGTGCCGCTCGACGCGCCGCCCACCATGCCGGTCGTGCCTTCGGTGCCGATGTCGTGACACCGGACGAGCAACGCTATGAGATGGTCCTCAAGCGGCTGATCGCCGTCAAAGACGCGCGCGACGATCTCCTGGCGTTCACCCGCCTGATGATGCCGGTCCCGGGTTACACTTCGGACCCGGATTTCAGCCGTTACGATGCTCAAAGGTTCCACCGGATCATGTGCGTGGGACTGGAGGAACTGGAGAAAGGCACGATAAAACGCCTGATCATCAGTCTCCCACCACGACACGGTAAGACCGAACTGGCGAGCAAGAAGTTTCCCGCGTGGTTCGTGGGCAGGAACCCGGCGAAAAGCTTGATATTTGGCACATATAACGAGAAGTTCGGCCAGGACATAGGTCGCGCGGTCCGGGACACAATGCTGACGCCGGCCTTCGCCCAGGTGTTCCCCGACGTGGTGCTCAAACAGGACAGCCTCGCGTCGGACAGGCTTCAGACGAAGCAAGGCGGCATCATGGCGTTCGTGGGTCGAGGGGGAACCACCACGGGACGCGGCGGCGACGTGCTGATCATCGATGATCCACTCAAGGACCGTCACGAGGCTGACTCACCCACCATCCGGGACACGCTGTGGACGTGGTTCACCCAGGTCATCGCGTCCCGTCTCATGGACGAAACGGGCCGGATTTTGCTCATCCAGACCAGATGGCATCAGGATGATCTCGTTGGGCGCCTCACCGACCCAACCAATAGTTACTATGATCCCGAGGAAGCCGCCGAGTGGCGCATCATCGACATGCCGGCGCTGGCGGTGGACGCGCACAAGGACCCCCTCAAGCGCGCCGAGGGTGATCCGCTGTGGCCGAACCGGTTTGGACGGAACTTCCTCCTGGGTTTGCAAAGGCGTGACGCGCGAGGCTTCAGCGCACTCTACCAGGGCAGGCCCAGCCCAGCCGGGGGCACCTTCTTTTCGTCCAAATGGATACAAACCTACCGTCCCGCCGAGTTACCCACCAACCTGCGCATCTACGCCGCGTCCGATCACGCCGTCAGCATGAAGCAGGACAGCGACAAGACCTGCCTGATGTGCGTCGGCGTGGACGAGGACGATAATATCTGGATACTGGCTGATCTCTTGTGGCGGCAGATGACGGCGGAACAGGCGGTCGAGGCCATGCTGCGCATGATGCGGGCGCATAAACCCGTCTTTTGGTGGGCGGAACGCAGCATGATCTCCAAGAGCATCGGTCCCTTCCTCAGGAAGCGCATGCTGGAGACCAAAACCTTCTGTTCGATCATCGAAATGCAGCCGATAGCTGACAAGCAGACCCGCGCGCAGTCCATTCAGGGCCGCATGAGCATGGGCAAGGTGCGCTTTCCCGAGCGAGCGCCCTGGTGGCCCATGGCCAGGGACCAGATGCTGAAGTTCCCCTACGACGCGCACGATGATTTCGTGGATACGCTGAGCTACGTGGGCCTGGGGCTTACCCTTCAGATAGGCGCGGGCCGTACCCGCATCAAAACCGACGACAACGCCGAGGGCACGTTCGGCTGGCTGAAGAATGAACGCGATATGGCCGAGCGGTCCGTGCGTCAGGGCTTCGGCGCGGGAGGCTGGTGATGTCCGGGAGCGGTTTTCCCCCTAACCCAGGCCCTCCTGGTATGATGCCGCCGGTCCCCGCGCCGGCTCTCCCCGGCGCCGGCATGATGGGCGCCCCGCCCATGGGGATGCCAGGTCCCGGGACCTTTCAGGGCGGTCCCGAGATGCTCACGCCGCCCATCACCGACACCAACCCGGACGCCAAACTCATCTCGCGAGATCCCCCGGAGCCCGAAGAGGCGCGCCGGGCGCTGGTCGAACGCTGGCAGAAGCGTGTG